CCAAACAAGTTCAACAACAAATGAAATTGTATGTTTGAGTACTACCGGTTTTCAATCAGGTAGACCAGTTGTGTTTAGTGGTACAGTATTTGGAAACATTGTTGAAAATCAAACATATTATATAAAGTCAGTAACCGGTCCTACTACTTTTACTATATCACAAACAGCGAATGGCTCTACATTTCTACTAACGGATAGTATAGGCTTTATGGTAGTTAATTTACCTGCAGTAAGTAGTGGTCAACCTACTATTAAAACGTATAACTTTACTTTAGAATTACTAAGTCCATACGGGAATGACTTATCATCATATTCTATTACGGTAATCAATCAGAATACACCAGTAAGTCAAGGTGGTCCTGGTAAATTACCTAATACGAGAATACCCACAGTATACAATACAAGACCACCTACATATTTAATAAGCCCCACTGATCCATACTATGGATATTATGTTCATCCAATAGTACCTATAACAGAAACAGCGTTTGTGGGTGCATTTAAGAGTGGTGATTATTTTGCATGGAAAGCAATAGGACACGACTTTGATGGGAATAATTTAACATATCAATTTAATAACGTACCGTTAGGATTGACTGCTGATCCAGTGACTGGGTGGTTAACAGGCACTCCTACATTGACTACAACTACAATTAACAATTATGATTTTGGTGTGTCTGTATATAAATTAGGCAATCCAACTATCATGTCACCTGTTTTTAATTTTTCTTTTACTCTTAGTAAAGACATTGTTGGTGATATTATTTGGAGTACTGATTCTAATTTAGGTACTATTTACAATGAAACAGTAAGCACATTGCGTGTATTAGCATTAAGTGACGTTACATTAAAGTATAGAATAACTGACGGATCGTTACCGCCTAATCTAACTTTATTAGACAACGGTGAAATTACTGGTTATGTTGCCAGTCAACCCACATCAGCATTCTTACAAGCAGGAGATACAACTGAATTTAATTTCACTATTGAAGCATATAGTCCTTCATTCCCTGTAGTTAAGTCAAGTAAATCTTTTAATGTTACTGTGTTGCAAGAATTTACACAACCAACCGACACATTATACATTAAATGCACTCCTAGCTTGAGTGATAGAGCAATTATAAATTCATTATTAGATAACACTACAATTATACCTGATGAAGTAATATATCGTCCTAATGACCAATATTTTGGCAAAGCAACAGATGTTGTATACCAACATGCATACGGAATTTATGCAAGTACATTAGCACAATATTTTGCTAGTGTTGACAAGAATCATTATTGGAGAAATATTACCTTAGGTGAAATCAAAACTGCTGTCGCTAAAAATGACGCAGGTGAAATAATATACGAAGTTGTGTATAGTGAAGTGATTGATAATTTAATTAACCCAGAAGGGGTAAGCGTTTCTGAAGAAATAGCATGGCCTAGATTCATTGACTTAAATTTAGGTCCTTGGTATACTAGTATCACAAACATTTATACAAGTTATGCAAATGTGTTAGGTCAAGATTACTATACAAGTTTATCGCCAGGCTATACAAACACATTGTATCCTAACAGTTTACCCAATATGCGTAATCGTGTAGCCAGTGTTTTGGGTGCAGAATACAACAGTAAACTATTACCGTTATGGATGACAAGTCAACAGACAAATGGTTCTACTACAGGATTTGTTCCGGCTTGGGTTATCTGTTATACTAAACCAGGTTTTTCATCTACAGTTAAATCTAACATCGAAACTCTATGGCCGTATAAATTAAACCAAATCAACTTCAAACTTGATAGATTCTCAGTCAATAAGAGTATCACATACAACTACGACAATTATCTAACTCCACCAACCTGGACTAATTTACCTAGTGCGTCTCCTGTTCCAGATCCGTTAGATAGCAAAGATTTCTATGTATTGTTCCCAAGACAAACAATTTTACCGGACACTACACAGTACTAAATAAATTAAATGGATTAAATTTATGAGTTCAATAAACACAAACGGCATTAATGTAAATTACCCTGTCCCCGGCGTTAACAATAACAGTCAAGGGTTCAGAGATAATTTTGCCTCAATTAAAACTAACTTGAATACTGCGGCTACAGAAATTACTGACCTACAAAATAAAGTAGTAGTAAAACAAGCATTAACAGGTACTGTAATAAACAATGACATGGCTAATACACTAATTAGCAATGCAGCCACACGCAGTTTTAGAGCAACAATGTATAACTTAGGTGGAGATTTATCAGGTATTGTTAGTGTAAATGCAAGTTTAGGTGATGTACAATACGGTACTGTCAACGCTAATACTACATTACAATTTGGTTACTGGCCACCATCAGGAACTCAATCAAACATTGAAGTACAGTTTACTATTGGTAACAGTAATGCATATATCACCTTCCCTAGCGAAGCTGTTTTCTCAAATAATACTGGTGTATCAATTATTGAAAATGGTAGTAATGTGGGAGGCAATTTAGTAATATCTGCCCCTGCTAATACTACACAATTAAATTTTCAAATTAGTACAACAGATTGCGGTAACACATTGTATGTTACTCCGATTAATAGACCACAACAATCAACACAAATACAAACATTGACCGTTAGTCCAACTGGATTTCAAGGTGATGTGTCCGGCACAGTGTCGATGGGACCGTCATATAATCAGTTGAATATATCTAGCACCAACGCTAGTGATTATTTTACTACATCAGGAAATACAACTCAATTATATACAGACATGCCTATAGTGTTTACTGGTGTAACAATGGAATCAAACATTACTATAGGAACAACATACTATGTTCGTAATGTGGTATCCAGTACTACATTTACTGTTGCATCAACAGTAGGTGGTGCAAACGTAAACTTAGCAGGAAATGCAAGTCCTACTAGTGCGATGAACGCAAGTCCTATATCTAGTTTATATATTTGTACAGATGCATATGATGCTACTACTTATAGTAAAACAGTAAGCGCAACTAATAGTTCAGGTAATATCACACTAAACAATACAACATCTTTAGCTAACAACGCTCCTATCATATTCACAGGAGATGTTGTGGGTGGCTTAGTTGCTGGACAGGTTTATTACATTAAAACAATTGGGTCAGGCGGCAATATTACAATTAGCCAATCTAGAACCAATGGAGTAGCGGGAACTGCTAAAACATTAACTACAGCGACCCCTACAACCACACTAGCGGCCAATGTATATATTGGCTCAGATATTTGGAAAAAGATTAACTTGACTTCATGGTAATATAAATACCTTTAATGGAGCATCCTTTTTTACCATCATCTACGTTAAAAGACAAAAGCCTCGAGGAATTACAGACCTCGATAAACGACCTCACCTCTAAATTAACATTTGCATACCGCACACGTAATGCCCCACTAATCGGGCAGATACAAATGGTAATGGAAAGTTATAAGAATGAGTATAATCGCAAAATGGATGAACTGATTAAAAAGCAAAATATCCAAAACAGAATCAACATTAAAAAAGAGGACGAAGTTGGGAACAAGAATTAGTCGTGAATTTGATTTTTTATCAGCAGTTTATTTTGAAGGTAACTTTTTAATAAACAGCTATAACATATCATTGACTTTCACAGTTGAAACAGATTCAATACATGAGCAAAACATTGCTATGGACAGAATTAAATTTTTTGTCAATCAACAATTAGAAAATTGTGTATTTGTACAAGACTCCGAAACTAAGATTATTGAAAAATATCAAAATGCAGGGTTAAAAGTATGCTGTCTACCAGACGAACCATATGACCAAATAATAACAGTATTGTTACTTTATAAAATTAACGCTATATGTGAAGGTAGATTAGTCGCTACAGACATACAATTAAATTCTATGTTAAGTGATGATGTTGGGTTCTTGTATGATATTGATGATTTGACAACTCAGCACCCATATAAAAATGGTTGGTGGACTGACAATTCTACAACCATTACTAACAATGTTTCAGGTAAGAAAGAAAAGATAGTTAAACTTGTGAAAAAACATGATTGGGCAAGTTTAGGTCTTGATTGGAAAGAAAAGAAAGATTGTAGTGAAATAATCTTTGCGCCCGAAATAGAAAAATAACTTGACAGTTGCAATGCTAAGACGTATAATACTTAAATGCAAATAGATAAGTATGGTCAAATAATTTACACCGAAAACGATATTTGTAACTTGATGTTGCAAGATCCAACCCGCATTATTAAAAACATGCTGGTAGACAAAGATATCACATTTACAGATATGTTTGTAAATATGGATGATTTGCCCAAACTTACTAAGTACATCTCTTTGGATAAATCATTGCATGAATTTGACGAACATAGTCAAAACAATTGGCACATGCCAACAGAGTACAAAAACTTTGATATCGCTAAATTTGTGTTAGAACAATGCAAATCAGAAGCAGAATTACAACGTGCAGGACAAGAACTATTAATGTTCCAAGAACGTGATATGTTTGTGCTACTTCAGTACTTAAAATACTTAGTTGACACTATGCGTAAACATAATGTTGTTTGGGGTGTAGGCCGTGGTTCTAGTGTAGCTAGTTTTGTATTGTTTTTGATCGGTGTACACAAAATAAATAGTTTATATTATGACTTGTCTATAGACGAGTTTCTAAAGTAAGGAGAACTAAAATGGCTGTATACAGAACCGCCCAGGGAAAACAAATTGATATGGCTGCACTAGCCGCAAAAAACGAAAAGACTAGAGCAGTAGGAAACATGAAAGTTAACGCACGTGGTGATACCATCGACGGGTTTGGTAAAATTATTGAACCAGTAACTGCAAAAGTATCCAAACAATATGAAAGAACAGTAGGTAACAAATCTGCGTTGCCTACTAAAAAATCAACTCCAGCTAAAAAAGAAGAAATCAAACTGGATGTAGATTTACAACAATTAGATGCAGAGTTTAATGATGACGATGCTATCGAAATGGAAAAAGAAAAAGCAAAAGGTAAGAAATAATGGAACAGAAACCAGCATATTCAGCAACAAAGGTAGGTAAACTAACCGCACTCAAAGACCATGTCATTGTGACAGATATGAGTTTTGATGAACGTATTACTCATGGTGGTATTGTATTACCCAATGATGATATGAAAAGTTCGGGTATTCGCCCACGTTGGGGTAAAGTATATGCAATAGGTCCTGAACAAAAGGACATTCAAGTCGGGCAATATATCCTAATTAGTCACGGTCGTTGGACAAGAGGGATTAAAATTGATGACGGCACCGGTGAGAAAGTAATTCGCAAAGTAGACAACAAGGACATTCTACTTATAAGTGATGAACCTGTGCATGATTCAACAATGTCCGATAAGGTAATTTAATATGAAATGGTTTGATAATTGGTTTGCAAAAAAATGCAAACAAGCATGGGAAAATGCTGACGCACGTGAAGAAGCTCCTGCAGGGCTTGCTATCCCAACAGCAAAAGCAAGCAGACGTAGAAATACACTTGTTGCAGGTGGCGATAATGAATTACGCACTGATCCTATTACATTTAAAATGTTTAAAGCCAATGGTGGTTGGGCTGTTGAATTTCATCAATATGACCACAAAGCCGATAAAATGGATACCTCACTATACGTAGTGAGCAGTGAAGAAGAATTAGGAAATTCTATTTCTAAGATTATCACAATGGAAGCGTTAAAACGTTAAGGAGTAAACTATGTTGTTAACAGATATCGATGACCGTTCATTTAGAACAGCAGAAAAAATTAATGAAGCAATGGCACGTGTGTATGGACATATGGGCATTGCTGTGCTTATCAGCATGATGGTAAGTTATATGGTTGGTTCTAGTCCAGAACTAGTACAATTCTTTTTCACAGGTGTTACAAAATGGATTGTATTGTTTGCACCATTGCTCTTTATCTTCTTTGTACCAATTTTGCTTAACGCTGGTATCGGTGTTATTGGTGCAAGTTTAGTTTTATATGCGTTTGCCGCATTAATGGGATTGAGTTTTGCTACTATCTTTGTGGTATACACGTTGGGTAGCGTGTTTACTGCGTTTATGGGTGCGGGTGTACTGTTTGGTACTATGAGCATTTATGGGTACTTTACTAAACAAAGTTTAGATAGTATTGGTAGATTATGTTTTGTAGGCTTGATTGCAATCATCATTGCTAGTATAATCAATATCTTCATTGGTAGCACTGTAATGCAAATGGTAATCTCTGCACTTGCTATCATCATCTTTTTGGGTCTAACCGCATACGATACTCAACAAATTCGTGAAGAACTTATGTATGAAGGTGATTATAGAGCAGAGGTATCAGGAGCCTTGACATTGTACCTAGATTTTATTAATATATTCTTATCGTTGTTGCAACTCTTTGGTGAAAAGAAATAAATGAAAAATCAATTGTGGGTAGAAAAATACAGACCTACGTCTGTAAGTGAATATGTCTTTACTGATGAACGTCTGAAAGAACAAGTTGAGGGATGGGTCAAAGAACAAATGATCCCTCACTTGTTACTCAGTGGTGATCCGGGTACAGGTAAAACTACTCTTGCTAAGGTTCTAATCAAGGAACTTGGCATTGAAGATTATGATGTAATGGAAATCAACGCAAGTCGTGAACGTGGTATTGACATTGTTAAAAACAAAATCAACACATTTGCACAGACAATGCCCTTTGGTAGAATGAAGATTATTCTACTTGACGAGGCTGATTACACAACAGCAGACTTTCAAGCCGCATTGCGTAATGACATGGAAGCGTATGCTGATACTGTTCGTTTCATTCTAACTTGTAACTATGAAACAAAGATTATTCCCGCATTACGTGAAAGTCGTTGTCACAAGATTCATATCAGTAAGCCAGATCGTACAGAGTTTACAGCACGTGCGGCAACTGTATTAGTTACTGAAGGTGTAGAGTTTGATTTGGATACACTTGATAGTTATATTCGTGTAACTTATCCCGACTTGCGTAAGTGTCTAAATCAACTACAAGTAAATAGTAGCACAGGTAAACTACTAGCACCACATGGTGGTAGTTCTGGTGAAAATGAGATATTGATGGAAGCAACTAGTTTGTTTAAATCAGGTAAAATACTTGAAGGCAGACAACAGTTGATGCAATACATCGCACTCTATCCTACAAGAATTGAAGATACTTACAAGTGGATGTATGATAACTTAGACTTGTGGGGTAAGGATCAAGAAAAGAAAGACGCAAGCATTCTTGTTATTAGAAATGGTCTTGCAAACTTACCACTAGTAGGTATCCCTGAGATATCACTAGCGGCAACATTAGTGGAGTTAACAGCGTGAGATACTTATTGATTACGTATGTACGTAAACCAAACGGACAAATAGATGAACAAGTTACTGTTAGTAAACGTGTTCGCACCAGTGACGTTCAAATGTGTAATGTCATTGTAGATTATCAACACAAAAAGGTTGATAAATGCGTTATTGAAGGAAAAGTCGTTGAAACTGATTACGACAAGATGAATACATACTACAAGCAAATTTATCCAGCACTTATTGAGCAACTAGAAAAAAATAATGCAGTTCAAGGTTAACTTTACCAATGATATACAATTAGTATATGATTTAGTAAACCATGAAATAGTAGATAATTGGTCAAAACTAATCTCACAACGGTCTATTAATGATTGTTGTGAGTTTAACCATTATTACGGAGCTAATAATCCAGTATTGCTCAGTATAAGAATCAATAGATTATATGAGTTGATTGATATAATTAATCAACATGTTCCTAATAAAATAACAAAAGTTGAATTTACCAAAGAAAATTTTTATGAGGCATTAAATGTGATGCACGTACATTTTCCTGAGTTAGAACGTCAGGAGGAATATTTACATTTAATAAAATATCTAAGCGAGTATAATGATATCATACATTGGTTAGAACCTGTTCTAATAAACTATTACAGCAATATAACAGATAATAGTAAATTTTCAATTAAGTTAGATTTTAATAAAATAACTACATTAGAGAAATACGAGATACCTAAATCTGCTTTTAATTTATTCAATGGACATTTTAAGTTTGGCCAACTAATGTTGCACTATGTACATGTAGGTCGTCATGCATGGGAATTGTTTTTTGCAAATGATTTAGTATGCCCCAAGGATCAATTTGTTCCACAAAGTTTATATAATGCTTCAATTAGAATGCACTTTTATGATAACAAATTAGATGACATTGACATAAAACAAAGATTTGATAATCATTGGAAAAACTATTATAACACAAGAGGAGGCAAAGAATTCTTTGGTTATGATATTGATGATCCTAGTATTAGATTTGGGTATTGCCAAATAGGCATGTTGTCACATGTCATCGTAAATAACAAAGAAATATCTTTACCAACAACAGTAGAGGAAATTAGTTTGTTAAGGAACAAACTAGTAGATACTAATATTATAGATTGGCAAATAATTTAAGGGGCCGAAGCCCCTTTGATTATGAATATAGATTTATAACATGTTCGATGATCCTGTGTCGTTGAACATCTTTCAGTTCAAAGTTGCAAATCTGCAATCCAGGAATCACCCCCTTTCTCAACCTATTTTGTAAATCTAGTAGCCCGTTGTCGGCTGTTTTTCTATCGGCTTGTTCTATGTCGCCAGTAATTACAATCTTACTGCCTTCACCGATTCTAGTCATAATCATTTTGAGTTGACTTGGAGTACAGTTTTGCGCCTCATCTAATACTACCCAACTGTGTTTGAAATTTCTACCTCGACAGAATGCTAGGGGCGCAATCTCCACTATCTGTTCTTCTAGCATGTGGGTAATTTCCTTGGTGGTGTAATACTCACGCAATACGTCTAACAGTGGTCTTGTCCACGGTTCCATTTTTTGATTTAAATCGCCGGGCAAGAATCCATGTTTTTCATCATCTACACCCACTGCTGGGCGTGTCAAAATGATTCGTTCACAATCTCCTTCACGCATGGCTTTTATAGCAGCCTGCATTGCCAAATAAGTTTTACCTGTACCTGCAGGTCCCCCAACCACGACAATATCCGTATTGGTATCTGTCAGTGCCATGATATATTTTTCTTGGTTTAGGGATTTTGGAATCAGATGTATGGGTTTTCGATTGACCCGTAATTCCTTATGTGCTGAAAAGTCTATAGTTTTTGATTCGTGTGTGTAGAAAGTTTGTTCTGAATGTTTTTTAGTGTGTGAAAAACGTGTGTCCTGAGTTCTTAATGCGCTAGTTTTTCGTTTGCTCAAAGTAATTCTCCTATATGTGAGCGTGAGTACTCATACTACTCAAAGATATTTACAGTACCTATTACCGTTGATATTATGCTAGTTTTTAAACAAAATTATTTGATAAATATTAGGCTCCGTCTAAAACCTAACAAAGTCTTTATATATTCATAAAAAGATAAATATTAATATGAAGCACAAAACAGCCGACAATTTTTTTGATAATATCGACTATGTAAGCATAGTTGACACCGTCAAAGGTATCTATACCAGTGACGGATCCATGAATACCTTACTAGACTTTGAACGAGTCTTGGACGAGGCCGATGTATATGCTTATAGAAATTGGGACTTGGGTGAATTAGTGCAAGGCCCTATCATCAAGCGTTATACTGTACAATGCACATTCATGTGGCCTTATAAATTAATGCCCGATCCTAGAGGAATTAAACGTCTTACAACTATCGGGTGTGATGTACAATACGCAAAATCAGAGATAGAAGTCCCCATCGAAATTGAAAATTACGATGATTATATTCCAGGAACAAGATATCCAAAGAGTAAAAAGCGTAAGATTTGGTTTGTCTCAATCACAATACCAAAAGATTTAATGGATGATATTAAAGAAGGTTCTATTGACTTGGCTGAACAATCAATTGACTTAGAAGATATTGAAAGTGCTTACGAAGAAGATTTAGATAAAGAAGATAACCAAGAGCAGGATCAACAAGCTCAGGACGCAGGTGCAATGGCAGGTCAGGCTCCGGCTGCACCAGCAATGGGAGGCGGGCAAACAATATGAAACAAATTCTAAATGAAGGTCTAGATTATATGGATTTAGAAGGCCAACTATTGCCACGTATTAGTGTTGATGAATATTCTGCTAAGATGGGAAAAGACAGTGAAATAGTTACTGTTGCGTTTACAGTAAAAAGTGAAGCGGCTGGAAATGATTTAGTAGATTGGCTAGAGCGCGGATACAATTATGTATTAGATGCTTCACTAAGCGAAGGGGAAATCAGTCCCGGCAAACATTTAGTGTTTGTTGAAATGAATCGTAGAACTACAGTTCCTGAAAGAATTGTTGAAATGTTAAATGACCTAGAGACATTAACAGGCATGACAGCAAAAGATTATACTGTAGAAATTGATGACGAAGATTATGATGCTGATGAAGGCATATTAAAACAAAAAATAATTCTAAGTCCTAAGGATTATCGTGTAGAAGAAGAACGTGAAGAAGAACTCAACGAAATGAGAACAGTAGCAGGTTTAGAAACTACTAAAATACACAATACACAAGACATAGAATTAAAGAATTTCAAGGCTATAGCGGGGTTATAAGATGGCAACATTACTAGCAAAAAAATCAGGTCCACAAGACAATGCAATTGCAACTGATGACGAACACCATGAACAGTTAGCAAGCGATCCTTCTGTATCTGCTTTCCCTCAGGGTAGCTCATTTGGATCAACAAGTTTCGGAGGAACAAATGCTTTCAGTACAAGTGGCACTTCAACAATGGGTAACACAACTAGCGGCTTCGGGGCGCAACCCAACTTCGGCACCAATAACAATGCAGGCAGTTTCGGATCAGGAAATATGGCTACGCAAGCCCAGCCCAATCTCACCGCCGCGGGTAGTAATGCCGCCCAAGGTGCAGACGTATTAGTAGCAAATGATAATACAGATTGGATTAACAAGAAATGGCGTCCTGCAATGGGATGGGTATACATGGCAACATGTACAGCAGACTTTGTTCTATTCCCAATCTTATGGTCTATGTTACAAGCACTAACAAAAGGTAACGTTACAATGCAATGGCAACCATTAACATTGCAGGGTGCTGGATTATATCACATTGCAATGGGTGCAGTTCTTGGTATCGCCGCATATGGTCGTACTAAAGAAAAGATTGAAGGCGCGGCAAAATAAATATTGACATAGCAGACAATTTCTGCTATAATCAATGAATGGACTATTATAAAACATTAGGGGTAGCCAAAACAGCTACCCCGGATGAAATCAAAAAAGCGTATCGTAAATTAGCAAGTCAGCATCACCCAGATAAGGGTGGCGATACCGCTATGTTTCAAAAGATAGAAGAAGCATATAGAACTCTATCCGATCCACAGAAACGACAGGAATACGATAATCCTGCACAAGCATTTAACTTCCAAAATTTTAATGGACAACCTGGTTCATTTAGTTTTAATGTAAATGACTTTAATGATATATTCAGTCATATGTTTGGGCAACGTCAACATCAACCCAGACAGCAAGTTTATAGAACAAGTATTAACGTTACACTTGAACAATCATACTTTGGCGCACAACATAGTATGCAATTACAAACTCCCACCGGCAATAAAATGGTTCAAATAGATATACCCAAAGGTGTACATAATGGCAACCAAGTAAAAATAGACAATATCATTGACGGGGCCGCATTATTAGTAGAATTTAGAGTTGGAAAACATCTTAAATACGATAGAATTGGTAATGATTTGATTAGTAACCATTCTGTAAGCGTATTGGATTTAATTGTTGGTGGTTCTTTTGAATTCACAACATTGGGCGGCAAGACCTTAGAAGTAACAATAAAACCAAAAACACAACCTTACGTACAGTTAAAAATTTCTGGTCAGGGAATGCCAATATATGGTACACCAAACGTGTACGGAGACCAAATAATCTTGATTAAACCGTTCATTCCTGATACAATAGATCAAACTATAATTGATAGTATTGTGCAATCCAAAACAAACAAGGAGTATTATGAATAATTCACCCGAAATCGAAGGCATCATTGAACATGCGATCCTTCATGCAAAAGAAAGAAACCACACATACTGCACAATAGAGCATTTACTACTTGCATTGCTCAATCACCAACCGTTTAAGAAATGCGTTTCTAGCTTCGGTGCCGACATTGACGCATTGATCGGAGATGTTACTGCATATCTGGATAGTCTTTCATCAATCAAAAACAAAGACCCGGAAGCACAACCTAGAAAAACTAACAGTTTAGAACGTGTAATGAATAGAAGTATTACACAGGTATTATTTACTGGTCGTAGACAAGTTACAACCATCGATTTGTATTTGAGTATTTGTAGCGAAGGTAACAGCCATGCTCAATATTTCTTATTGAAATACGGTGTCATTAAAAATGAGTTTGTCGCACATTGGCAAAAAACATATAAAGGTTCAGAGTATTCAGGTAATCTAACTGAAAGTCAAGCAGATGAAATCCTTGAAGAATACACAACTAATCTATCACAATTAGCACGTGATGGTAAACTTGAGCCATTGATCGGTCGTACTAAAGAACTAGACGATATTATCAACGTATTGGCTAAACGTTTCAAAGCGAACGTATTGATGGTTGGTGACCCGGGTGTTGGTAAGACTGCTATCGCAGAAGGTCTTGCTAACATGATTAATGCAGGTGAAGTTCCTGAATTCTTAAAGGATCACGAACTATATAGTCTTGAGATTGGCTCATTGCTTGCTGGTAGTAAATATCGCGGTGACTTTGAAGAAAAAGTCAAAGCAGTATTGGATGCGTTGAATACTAAGAAAAAATCTATTCTATTCATTGACGAAGCACACACTATGCAGGGTGCAGGTGGCAGTACTCAAGGCTCAGTTGACTTCAGTAACATGATTAAGCCTGCTATCACAAAGGGCACATTGAAAGTTATCGCAAGTACAACTTGGGAAGAGTTCTACGAAAGTTTTGAAAAGGATCGTGCATTGATGCGTAGATTCTATCGTGTTGGTATCGATGAGCCTAGCCAAGAATCTACTATTAGAATTCTAAGCGGTCTTGCATCACGATTAAACGATTTCCATGGTGTTAACATTACCGATGAATCTGTTAAAGCCGCAGTAGAAATGTCGCAACGTTACATTCATGACCGTAAGAATCCTGACAAATCTATTGATTTGTTGGATGCGGCTTGCGCCAAACAGAAAGTACTTGGTAACAAAGATGCAATCATTACTAAGGAACTTGTATACGAACAGGTTGAGAAGTTTACAGGTATCCCTGCTGATAAGATGAAGGGTGATAATCTAGACCTTATCAAGAACCTTGAAGTTAATGTCAAAGGTAAATTGTATGGTCAAGATGAAACTGTTGAACAGGTGCTTGAACGTGTTTATGTTTCATTTGCAGGTATTAACAATGAAACTAAGCCAATGGCAAGTTTCTTGTTCCTGGGCCCTACTGGTACAGGTAAAACTGAACTTGCTAAGTTATTGAGTAAGAACCTAGATATGAAACTGCTCAAGTATGATATGAGTGAATACAGCGAGAAACATTCAGTATCTGGTCTAATTGGTCCTCCTCCTGGCTATGTAGGTTTTAGTGATAGTCAAGTATCAGGTGGTCGTTTAATTAATGACCTTAGCAAGAACCCACATGCTATTATGTTATTTGACGAAGTTGAAAAGGCACACCCTGATATCTTCAATATCTTCTTACAAATGCTAGATGAGGGTCGTATCACAGGTTCGAATGGTAAAGAAGTTAACTGCAAAAACGCTATCATCATTATGACTAGTAACTTGGGTTCTAGTGATGGTGAACGCAACAACATTGGTTTCGGCACACAAGAAAAATCAGGTGAGGATGACAAAGCATTGAAAGAGTTCTTCAAGCCTGAATTCCGTAATCGTCTTGACCTTGTATGTAAGTTTGCTAAACTAGACACACTTGCAATTAAGAAGATTGTCGTTAAATTTACTGAGGATCTAAAGAATACATTGTTTGAAAAGCATAATATTTCATTGACATTGACTGAACCTGTCATTGAGCATTTGGCAGAACAAGGATATGACAAGAAGATGGGTGCTAGACCACTAGCACGTAAAATTGATGAATTGATTCGTGTACCATTGAGTAAGAAGATTTTGTTTGAGCGTATTAAAAACGCACAAGTTACCGCTACAATGGAAAATGATAATATTCAGTTTAATGTAGTACAACTTAACACAGCAAGAGTAAACGAAGATGGCATTATTGAAATCAGTTGATAACGTTCCTGGTGTAGACCAGTACGAATACAGAGATCACCTTTACTATAACAAGTATGACTATAAACTACGGTTAGAGATTCCATGCTGTCACTATACATATTGGTGTGGCTGTCCCGAGGACCTAGATGCAAAATTGACTGGAAAATCTAAAGGTTGGGGAAATGTAAAGGGCAAGGATATTAAAACAGTCACAGAGAATTTACCTGCTCTTAAAGAAGTCATTAAACTCAAACTTCAAAGTAAGAAAAATAAGAATTTTTCACTACGCTTAGAAGGTGATGTTTTGGCTGTTTTTTCTAATGATATTAATTTGTATGACGATATTAAAAATAACATCGGACAAAAATATGTGATAGACTGTACCCAAGCACAAACAGCAGGTTATTCTGGTGTCAAATACTTTGTAAACGAACCTAAACACAAGTTTCGTGTTTATCTAAGATCCAAGCGTGTCGATGATAATTTTCACTTAGAGTTACGTGAAATGTTCAAAACACAGAAGAAATTGTATCCAAGTTTTGCATTAAGACGTTGGGTAAGTAGTGATTCAAAGCGATATGGAATATGGTACTTCAGATGGGCAAGTTCCGCACATTATATTGATTATGATGACGAAAGCACACTAAGCTATCTAGCACTTATGCACGGAAGTATCCTAGGTAAAAAGTACAAGTTAGAAAAGCGTCCCGATCCTGTCTGATATGATAAATACTCTATTAATGGAGTATTTTCATGGCAAAGATTGTAGAGGACGTATTAGTAATCAAATTTAGTCAAATCGTCAAAGACGGTGCGGCAGAGCAAACTTCCTGCATCACGGAAGAAATTAAAGCGGCATTAGAACAAGTAGCCCAAGAATTAGTGGGTCAGGCCGTCGTTGTTGAGGCAGTGAGTGCATAATGAGTGTCAACAGCCAAGCAACCACACTAATACTATTACCCGAGACAACTTACTTGAATCCGGGCAATGGTGCACCATATACTGTCACTGGCAACAGTCAGCCTGCGGCCGCATACTATCTTGGCAATAAAGATTTACAAACAGTCAACGTTAAGTTAAACAGCGTTACTGGTAATATCGTTATCCAAGCAACATTAGCAACAAGTCCTGTTGAAACAGACTGGTTCAAAGTATATGAACTAGAAGCCAACGCAAATGCCACTCCAAACAGTGCGCCACAATTAGCAAGCAATGCTAGTATCTACACTAACATTGAAGGTAACTTTGTTCGTATGAGAGCAAGGGTCGAAGATTTTAACAACGGTGTAGTGCAATTTGTAAAATTGAGTTATTAATATGAGTATGATTGTTATAATGCCAGGAGGCTTTCACCCGTTTCACGCAGGTCACTTTGCGTTGTACCAGTCTGCCAAACAAGCGTTTCCTAATGCTGACGTATACGTAGCCGCAACTAACGATATGAGCGAACGTCCTTTCCCCTTCGCATTAAAAGAGAAGTTAGCAAAACTAGCAGGTGTTGATGCAGGACATTTTATTCAAGTTAAGAGTCCTTTCAAAGCAGAAGAAATCACAAAGAACTATGATCCTAACAGTGATGTATTAGTATTTGTACGTAGTGAAAAGGATCGCAACGAACAGCCAAAGCCAGGTGGAACAAAGAAAGACGGGAGTCCTGCGTATTTTCAACCCTGGACAGGTAAGAATTTACAACCATTTAGTAAACATGCTTACATGGCTTACTTACCAACCGTAGAGTTTGGTCCTGGTATCACTAGTGCGACACAAATTCGTAAAGCATGGCCTACATTGAATGACAAGCTCAAGACTGCACTTGTTATGAGTTTATATCCTGCCGCACAGAAGAATCCTAAACTAGCACAGAATGTTGTTGGTATGTTCGAT